GTCTCGAGCAGAACTCGAAGTCCTGCCCGCCGCGGCCGCACGCATCCGCGAGTGCTACAACCCGCCGAGCACGCCGGACCTGCGCATGACCGTACTCGATGACTTGCTCTGCACTCACGGCGTAGAAGCATTCCGCCTGCGCGACGGCAGCAACGTCATGTATCTGAACGCCGGCGACACCTACACGCCGACGATCGTGCGGATGCGCGGCAACTACTACGTCCGCGACTGGGGCTCGATTGCCGAGCGCCACGCAGCAGAGTGATGTATCACATTGCTGTTGACAGCACTTCACAGACGTGATGTAATCACTTCGTCAGAGATGACACCGGCCCGGCGGATCCCGGGACACGACAGGAGTCCGACATGACCACAGTTCGATTGATCGTCAAGAACAACGCCCTGTACTTCCCGCACGGCGGCACCGACTTCGACAAGCCCCACGCGCCCATCAGCGCTGATCTGCCGACGCTGCTGATTCGTCGCTACCCCGCCGGCGACTTCGACACGGTCGCGTGGCCGCTGCCACGCGGCAAAGCCAAGCGCGAGAGTGCGCTTAGAAACCTTGCCTACGCCCTGTTCGACGAGCGCGAGTGCAACGACCTCTTCCCCTACGACGCCCTGATCGAGCTGCCTGACGGCACCGTGTTCAATTTCGACGACCTTGTCCGCTGAACGGAGACATCACCATGACCACCAAGCCAGCCAGAAAACACTTCTTTGCCGCGTCCATGGGAGATTGGCGCGTCGATCAGGACATCGAGCGCCTCATCCGCAAGATGAAGAAGTTCACACTGCCCTTCAGCCTCTGGTATGTACCCACTGCCATAGAGCAAGACTACGACATTGAGAACTACGCGCCCAAGGTTGATGGCGCTGTGTTCCTCACCACCATCTACCCCAAGACCAAGTAACCCAGGAGACATCACCATGCTGTACTTCAAGATCGACGACAACCAGAACGTCGTGGCCATCGCCGAGCAAATGCCCGCCGAGCTCAACACCCCCAACGGCTACACGCTGTGGAGCCGCCAGATGGACGGCACGCGCCACGCCGGCTGGCTCAACCGCAACGACATGCCCAACATCGGGTACGCGCAGATGATCGCGGCCGGCGCCTCGACCTTCACCGGCAAGCCCTACATCGCGATCGACTCCGGCCCTGACGTGGCGCCGCGGTTCAACGTGATCCGCGCCCCTGCGGTCGGCGACGACGTCAGCATGGCCTTCAACGGCGACTACTACCCGGTGGGCAAGATCCTCAAGATCAGCAAGTCGCTCAAGCTGGTGACCACCAGCAGCGGCCGCAAGTTCTACCGCCGCGGCTCCAGCGGCGCCTGGCTCAACGGCTACTTCGCCCTGATCCAGGGCACCGTCAGCCGCCTCAACCCCGAGTTCTGAAATATCACAACTGTGATATGATGCAGACCTGGCCCGGCAGTTCCGGGACGTGAACGGAGAACGAGATGACCAACGAACAGTTCCTTGCGATCGTCGACGCCAACATCGAGAGCTTCAAGACCTACAACAGCGCGCACGCCAAGTCCGTGCTTGCCGAGCTGATCGCCGGCCGCTCTGCTGCTGTCGAGTGCTTCGCCGGCCGCCTGCCCTGGAGCGAGGTCCCCTACAGCGTCCGCCAGTTCCGCCAAGAGATGCCCGAGTGGGCGACCCGCGGCACCTGATCAATCACCAACCGGAGACGACGAATGAGCTACTCAAACCCCATGCACCACGACGCCATGAAGCCCATGCCTGCCAAGTTCCGCAGCGCCTTCGCTGCTTTCAAGAGGATGGGCGTGCCCGTCTACCAGCACCCCGACGACAGTCGCAACTTCTCGATCGACGCCGAGGCGTCTGACGCCGAGCGGTGGGTCGACTACTACGGCAACCCGATGCGCGAAGAGCTCGTGTTCGGTGTGCACATCGACCTCGAGCGCGAGCTGCAGAAGCGCGGCCTGTACGCCGAGTGGGTCAACCCCGGCCGCCTGGCCGTGTACGAGGGGTGAGCACCATGCCTGTCCTGTCCAACACCATCCTGAACGTCCGACTGCCAAGCGGCCACCGCGCCGTGTACGAGGTGCAGCCGCAGCACATCAACCTGCAGCACTGGGGTGCAACCCTGAACCAGGCTGCGATCGAGCACGGTCAGCAGATGGCCCACCAGCACGGCACGCGCTGGTACAAGGCCGGCGGCTGGGACGAGATCAACGACCTGCGCACGATCGCCCTGCTCGAGCGCGCACCGGAGGCCTGACATGAACGAAGCCCTACTAAACGCCATCGAGATCGCGGCAGTGGCTCACGATGGCCAGGTCGACGGCGCCGGCAGGCAGTACCTCTTGCACCCGCTGGTCGTGCTGCGAGCGGTGGCCAAGAAGCTGCCCGATGACGTCGACGCCCAGATGGCCGCGGTGCTGCACGACGTGCTCGAGGACACCAGCATCAGGGCGCCCAGCCTGCTGATCCACGGCGTCAGCTACCGCGCCGTCAGCCTGATCGAGGCCGTCACCAGGAAGCCCGACGAAGACTACGAGTCGTTCATCGACCGCGTGGCCGACACGGGCCCTGTCGCGATCGTGATCAAGCTCGCCGACCTGGAGCACAACCTGTTGCGGATGGACCTCCTGCCGGCCGCACGCCGCGCCAAGCTCGAGCCCCGCTACCAGGCCGCAAAAGAGAAGTTGACTGCTGCACTCAAGTATCACAATGGTGTTGACCACACTTCACAACTGTGATGAAATCTCTCTTGTCGACGGAGCAGTCGACACCGACCCGGCGGCACCGGGCGCTCCAGAAGGACGCAACATGAAGCTCGAGATCTTGATCAAGTCTGTGTACGGCAACACGCTGTACTACCCGCTCAACGACGCTGCCAAAGCGCTTGCGAAGCTGACCGGCAAGAAGACGTTTTCTGCCGCTGACTTGCGCATCGCCTACAACGAGCTTAACTTCGAGATCGACTACGTCGACGCAGCGTCCTTCCTGAAGCCTGAGCTGCTCGCAGCCTGATCGGAGACACCATGCCCCGCGTGATTTTCAACAAGCTCCTCGGCGGATGGTTCATCGTCCGCGGCCCGCACCAGGCCCCGATCGGCGGCCGCTTCGAGTCCCGCGCCGCTGCCCTCGCCCACCTCAACCGCGCTCGCTAAGGAGACCGCCATGTCCGCATACCTCGTACCCTCCTACCACATCAACGCCCTCGTGAGCTGGGCCGCCGGCAAGCACGGCTCCAACGCCGTCAGCTACTACTGGGGCGGTCGCCGTCGCGACCTGCGCGGCGACGAGAAGCGCATCGCCTCGGTGCTCTACGCGCAGAACGTGCGCAGCGTCAACAGCCGCTACAAGGAGCACGACCCGGCGCACGGTTTCGCGTTCAAGCTGGTGGCCAACATGCTCAACCCGATCGACGTGATCAAGGGCTGCCACGGCTACGGCTACCAGGCCTGCGAGACCGACGACTGGGAGCAGACCGAAGCGCACGCCATCATCGCGGCCATCAGCCAGTCGGCCATCCGCTCCCTGCCCGGCTACGAAGACAGCCGCGCCTGGTGCATCGGCGGCCCCAACTTCAACCTGAAGGAAACAGCATGAACAAGCTCAACATCAAGGCCACCAGCATGTCCGTCATGCACGGCCACCCTCTGGATCGCCGAGGCCGCTACATCGACGTCACGCTGCACCTCAGCGACGACCAGATCAAAAACGCTCTGCACGAGCTGATCAGTTCGCTGCGTTTCTCGGAGGTCGAGCACATGCTGCGCAGCGAGTTCCCCGAGCTGTTCGAAACCGCTTGACCAGCATCACAATGCTGATACACTAACAACGTCAGAGACGACACGTTTCCAACCACTCCGAAAGGACGACATCATGCAAGCAGTCACTCTCTCCGAGCTCATCGCAGCTCGCATCGCCGCCAAGCGGATCGAAGACGAAGCCATCGCAGAGCGCCGCGCCGTCGACAAGGCCATCGCCGACATGCTGAAGGACCCGGCCAAGCCCGAGGGCTCCATCAGCCAGCGCACCGAAGGCTGCAAGGTCACTGTGACCTACAAGATCGACCGCAAGGTCGACACCGACGCGCTGACCAAGGCCTGGGACACCCTGTCCGCCGCGACCACCAACGCCTTCAAGTGGAAGGCCGACGTGTCGGTCTCCGAGCTGCGCAAGCTCGCCCCTGCCGACGCTGCCGCTGCTGCCGTGTTCATCACCAGCAAGGAAGCCAGCCCCTCGATCACGATCGAAGCGGTCTGATATCTTCCCCGGGCAATATCACATTGCCCATTCTTTTCCCCTGCCTGGAGACGACATGGCAATCACCCTCACTTCCACCAAAGACAGCGCCGCGCTCAACGGCCTGAAGTTCCTGGTCCACGGCCCTGCGGGCGCCGGTAAGACCTCGCTCTGCGCCACGACCGGCGAGCCCACCGTGATCATCAGCGCCGAGTCCGGCCTGCTGTCACTGCGTGGCGTCGACATCCCGGTCATTGAGGTCAAGACCCTGGACCAGCTCTACGAGGCCTACGACTTTGTGGTCAACACCGAGCAGGGCCAGGCCTTCAAGTGGGTCTGCCTGGACTCCATCTCGGAGATCGCCGAGGTGGTGCTCAACCACGAGAAGAAGGTCGCGAAGGATCCGCGGCAGGCCTACGGCGCGCTGGCCGAGAAGATGACGGATCTGATCCGCGCCTTTCGCGACCTGCCCGGCCGCAACGTGTACTTCTCCTGCAAGCAGGAGCGCGCCAAGGACGAGCAGTCGGGCGCGATGCTGTACTACCCCGCCATGCCCGGCAACATGCTCAAGCAGGGCGTCGGGTACTTCTTCGACTTCGTGTTCGCCATGCGCATCGAGAAGGATGCGGACGGCAACCCGACACGCTGGCTGCAGACCAGCCGCGACTACAACTACGAGGCCAAGGACCGCTCCGGCAGCCTCGAGATGTTCGAGTCCCCCGACCTTTCGGCGGTTGCCGCCAAGGTCATTTCCACCACCGCCAAGTAACTCCTGAAAGGACACCCATCATGGCGCAATTTGAGTTCAACACCGACAGCGTTGAGAAGCGCGAGAACAGCTACGAGCTGCTGCCCGCAGGCTGGTACACCGCACAGGTCACCGAGTCGGAGATCGTGCCCCTGAAGTCTGGCAACGGCCAGGCCCTGAAGCTCACTATCGAGGTGCTGCAGGACGGCTACCGCGGCCGCAAAGTGTGGGCCCGACTGAACGTGCGGCACACCAACCAGCAGGCCGAGAGCATCGCTCAGCAGCAACTGCGCGAGCTCTGCGAATCCATCGGGCTGGCGCGCTTTCGCGACACCAGCGAGCTGCACAACAAGCCGGTGCAGATCAAGGTCAAGATCCGCAAGGACGAGACCGGCCAGTACGAGGACCAGAACGAGGTCAACGGCTTCAAGCCCGCGGCCGGTGGCGCAGCGCCGATGGCTGCTGCTGCACCTCGTCCCTCTGCGCCCGCAGCCAGCGCACCTGCAGCCGGTGCAGCCGTGCCCCCGTGGCAAAAGCGCGCCGCTTGATCGTCAACATTTCCCCAACCCGCTGAAGGAGAAAACCAGCAATGAGCACCCGTATCTACGCCGTCGAGGGCCCGCAGGGCTTCCACCTAGTGGAGGCCGGCACCAAGGTCGGCGCCCTGCGACACGTCGCAGAGAAGCACTTCACCGTCTCGGTGGCCAACCAGAAGACCCTGGTGGCCGCCATGAAGGACGGCGTCGTGATCGAGACGGCAGGCGCCGAGGAGAGCCCGTCCACGCCATGACCCGTGTAGGCCCGCAAGGGCCTGCAGCGGTGAGGGCCCGCCTCTGGGAGATCCCGGGGGAGGCCACGGGTCCTCACCCCTGCAACGACACAAGGAGTGTCCCCATGGCCACAGTGCCCGAACCCATACACACGACCGTCGCGATGATCTACCGGGCCTACGAGTCCGACGCAGACGACGGCCACCGCCCGCACCTGGGCGCATCCCTGATTGGCCACGCCTGCGAGCGCTACCTGTGGCTGACCTTCCGCTGGGCCGGATCGAAGAAGCATTCAGGCCGGATGCTGCGCCTGTTCAAGGCTGGCCAGGACTTCGAGCCTCGCATCGTGGCCGAGCTGCGCCGCATCGGAGTCGAGGTCCACGAGACCGCGCCAGACGGCAAGCAGTGGCGCGTGTCCGCTGTCGGCGGTCACTTCGGAGGCAGCATGGACGGCGCCGCACGAGGCTTCCCCGAGGCGCCCAAGGCATGGTCGGTGGTCGAGTTCAAGACGCACAACGCGAAGTCGTTCGCGGCCCTGAAGGATGGCGTGCAGAAGTCCAAGCCGCAGCACTGGGCTCAGATGCAAACCTACATGGGCATGACCGGCATGGCCCGCGCCATGTACATCGCGGAGAACAAGGACACCAGCGAGCTCTATGCTGAATGGGTCCACTTCGACGAGGTCGAGTTCGCCAAGATCATGGCCCGCGCCGAGCGCGTGATCACTGCGGCCGAACCGCCGCTTCGGTGCTCAAACGACCCGAGCTGGTACGTCTGCAAGATGTGCGACTTCCACAGCCTGTGCCACGGCGAGGAGGCGCCCGACGTCAACTGCCGGACATGCGCGCACAGCACGCCCGTGGTCGAAGGCGAGGACGGCGGGTGGGACTGCAAAGAGTTTGGCCAGGTGGGCCTGCTGGCGCAGCGCGAGTCGCACCGCTGCAGCTCGCACCGCTACATCCCCATCCTGCTCGAGCGCTTCGCAAAGCAGAAGGACTATGTCAATGGTGATGTCGTGTACGAGCAAAAGCACGGCACCTTTGCCAACGGCCAGGGCGACGGCGCGCTGAGCTCGCTGGAGATCAAGGCCTGCAAGCAGAAGGAGATGCTCGCCGATGCGGCGGCCATGACGGCCGCGCTGCGAGCGCACGGCATCACCACGGCGAGGGTCGTCGCATGAATCGGGAATCACTGGCCGAAGAGTACGGCGAAGAACTGTTGTTCCTAGATCCGCCAGAGTCCTTTGATCGCTGCATCGTCGGCGTGGCGCACCGCTGCGGCATGGAGCCTGTCGTGGTGTACGACCAAGAGGAGGTGATCAGCAGCCTGATGCTGGGCGGCATGGACCGCGAAGAGGCTGAGGAGTGGTTCAGCTTCAACACCGCAGGCGCCTACGTCGGACCGCGCACGCCGATGTTCCTGGTCAAGGCGGGGGCCGCATGAAGCGCGAAGAGCTTTTCATGCGCAAGGTCGTTGCCGTGCCCATCGCGGGTTGCTGGATGAGCGTGGAATGACTTACTCTCTTCGCCCCTACCAAGCCCGCGCACTGGACGAGCTCTGGGCGTGGTTCAACCGGCACGAGGGCGGCAACCCCATCGTCGAGGCCTGCGTCGGCGCCGGCAAAAGCCTGATGATCGCGGCCCTGGCGCAGCGCGCTGACGCCGAACACCCGGGCACCAGGGTGCTGGTGCTGGTCCACCAGAAGGAGCTGCTCGAGCAGAACATCGAGAAGTTGCTGAAGATCTGGCCAACCGCGGACGTGGGCCTGTACTCGGCGGCCATCGGCAAGAAGCAGATGGGTCACCAGCTCACCTACGCCACGATCGGCAGCATCTACAAGCAGGCGCACCGCCTCGGCCGCATCGACATCGTGCTGGCCGACGAGTGTCACCTGATCAACCCAAAACAGACTGGGATGTGGCGCACATTCCTGGCTGACCTGACCAAGTACAACCCGCACACCCGCGTGATCGGCTGGACAGGAACCCCATTCCGCGGCAACGGCGTGTGGGCCACGGCCGGAGAAGAGCCGCTGTTCACCAACGTCGCCACCAGGGTGACGATGAAGGAACTGCTGGGCTTGAAGTTCCTGTCTCCCCTGGTGCCAGCCCCGACCGTGGCCAGGGTGGACGCACGGGACGTGCGGATGTCGGGCGATGACTACGTCGTCAGCGAGCTGGCCAAGGTCACCGACAGGCCCGGCCTCGTGGAGGCCACCTGCAAGGAGATCGTCGAGCTCGCCCGCGCCCGCAAGCGGTGGCTGGTGTTTGCCGTGACGATCGCCCACGCCGAGCACGTCAGGGACGCGCTACAGCGCCGCGGAGTGGCGGCTGAGGTGGTGAGTTCGGAGACCCCGAAACAAGAGCGTGCAGCCCTGATTGCGGCCTTCCGCGGGGGCAGGATTCGCTGCCTGGTGAACGTGGCCGTGCTGACCACAGGCTTCGACGTCCCGGAGGTGGACTTCATCGCGCTGCTGCGCGCCACCAAGAGCCCGGTGCTGTACGTCCAGATCGCCGGCCGCGGGATGCGGATCGCCGACGGGAAGACCGACTGCCTGTGGGCGGACTTCACCGACACCACGATCGAGATGGGCCCGGTCGACGAGGTCAAGGGACGCATGCCCAGCACCAAGCGCAAGGGCGAGGCGCCCAGCAAGCTGTGCCCCAACTGCGGCAGCAAGAACCTGGCGGCCGCGACGCAGTGCGTCGACTGCAACTTCAAGTTCCCGGAGCCTGAGCGCATCAAGCACGGCGACCAGGCCTCGAGCGCGGCCATCCTCAGCAGCCAGGCCAAGACCATGATGGAGATGGTGCCTGTCACCGACGTGCGCTATCGCCTGCACCACAAGGAAGGCGGCACCGAGAGCCTGCGCGTGGAGTACTACGACGGCTTTCAGCGCGTGGCCTCTGAGTGGGTGTGCCTCAGCCACGACGGCTACGCACGCAAGAAGGCCGAGGCCTGGTGGGCCATGCGCGCCAAGATCGACGCCGTGCCCCACGACACCGAGGAAGCCCTCGAGTGGCTGGAGTACGACGACCAGATCCTGCGCAGGCCCGCGGCCGTGATCGTCAACCGGGCCGGGCAGTACCCGACCATCGTGTCCCACCAGTGGGACCAACCAGCATGACCAAGACCGAACTGAACATCCGCCTCGAGCTTCACGGCCGCGAGCTGAAGAGGCTGCAGTCGATCAGGATCAACTGCCAAAGCTGCGAGCACTACATGAGCAACTACTGCAAGAAGTTCGACGCAGCGCCGCCGCCCGACATCGTGGCCAGCGGATGCGACGAATGGCGGTGGGACGCCATACCTTTTAAGTGAGAGGCGCATGAACACCTCAGAAAAAACATGCTTTAAGTGCTTGTGCGTAAGACCTCTCAATGATTTTTACAAGCACAAGATGATGGCAGATGGACATCTAAACAAGTGCAAGCCCTGCACAAAATCAGACGTCAAAAATCATCGCGCAGCAAACATCGATCGCATACGCGAGTACGACAAGAGCAGGGCAATAGCGCCTCATCGCGTTGAGGCTCGGGAAAAGTACCGAAAAACAGAAGAAGGTAAGGCGGCGTTCAAAAAAGCGCGAGAGAAGTACCTTCTAAGCAATCAAGAAAAAAGATTGCAGACATCAAAGCGCTATTACGAAAGAAACAAAAGCAAGTGCCAAGAAAGCTCAAGGCGATACATAAAGGAAAACTTTGACAAAGTGCGCGCAGTCAAGACAGCGGCTCAGAAAAAGCGCCACTCTGGAAAGATTCTCAGGACGCCGCATTGGCTGGCTCCTGAACACATTGAGGCGATGAAGCTCAGGTACAAAGAAGCAAGGTGGATGACAAATCGAACTGGCGTTAAGCATCACGTTGACCACATTGTTCCGCTGAACGGGTCAAACGTAAGCGGTCTGCATGTGCCTTGGAACCTTCGCGTAATACCGGCGAGGGAGAACATGAGGAAGGGAAACAAGTGAACGCAAACGACACCCAAGTGGGCGGCGACCACTACCAGCACCAAAACATACAGCCCTGGGACTACATCGCGGCCAACGGCCTCGGGTACTTCGAGGGCAACGTCGTGAAGTACGTCAGTCGCTGGCGCGACAAGGCCGGCGTGGAGGACTTGCGCAAGGCCAGGCACTACCTCGATAAGTTGATCGAGTTGGAGACCAAAAACGCCCATCACCCAGCGGGCATCATCAATGCTGGGCACAACCCCCGTAAGGATTTTTTGGAGAAAACATGAGCGCCACTTACGCCATCGCCAACGTGCAGCACGCACTGCAGGCGCTGAAGGAGAAGATCCCCCCGGAGAAGTGGGGCGAGACTCCGCTGCCGGTCATCGCCGCGCCCGGCTGGTGGATGGAGGAGGTCCGCAATGAGCTGGGCGTCGCGCCCGGGTTCGAGCCCGGCGAGATCCACGGCTGCCACGTCACCCGGAACGACAACGTCACCGAGCCGGCGCTGATCGACCACGACGGCAAGGTCTACCCGATCTTGCCGCAGTGGTTGCGCGCCAAGACCGCAGCCGACAGTGAAGGGGGTGAGGTATGAGGCGACATGAATCGAATTTGCCATTCGGCGGGCCGGCGTTTCCGTTTGTCTTTGACGACGGAAGGCAACGCAACGTTTACACAGGCATGACCCTGCGCGACTACTTCGCGGCGAAGGCTATGCAGGCGTTCATTGGAAACGCTAACTTAAACGTCTTTGACGTTGCCGCCGTAGCTAGGGGCGCCTACAAGATGGCCGACGCCATGCTGAAAGCGAGGGAAGAATGAACCGCAGCAGCTACCGCGAAGTCGAGATGGATGTCATCCGCTGGGCTGAGGCCAGGCGCATCATCCCGAACAGCACGGCGCAGGCCCAGTTCCTGAAGGCTGTGTCGGAGATGGGCGAGCTGGCCGACGCCATCAACAAGAAGGATCTGGCCGCCACCAAGGACGCCGTCGGCGACACCCTGGTGTGCCTGATCAACATGTGTGCCCTGCTAGACATCGACATGGTCGACTGTCTGGCCGGCGCATACGACGAAATCAAGAACCGCAAGGGCACACTGCTGCCATCTGGCGTCTTCGTCAAGGAGGCAGCATGAGCTTTGTCTGTCCACTGCCGCCCGAGAAAGTCTTCGTGCGCGCCGAGTACCTCTACGACCACGACCCATCCCGGGTCGGCCAGCTCATCGAAGGGATCTGGGTCAGCGCCAAGTCCATCCGCGGCCAGGCCTTCCGCTTCGAGACCTACCTCCCGGAGTTCGGCGCGCTGTATGACAAGCTGCCCCTGAGCGCGTTCGTGTGGCACGACGTCCTCGAGGAGGATGATCAGCTACCGCTGGATGTCCTGCAGATCTGGGACTGCATGAGCTACCACATCGAGGTGATCGACAAGCCCTTCCTCAAGGGCCTGCGCGCTGAGTTCTTCGGCAAGGACAAGAAGCTGCACCCGGGCGAGTACATGCTGACGATCGACTCGTGCAACCCCGACCCGCGGGTCCCTGACTTCGGGTTCAGCGAGACGCCGGAGGAGCACAAGTCGTTCAACCTTCTGCGCCTGGACAACGGCCAGTTCGCACTGCAGCCGAACAACCGCTGCAGGTTCTTCGACCCGGCGATCACCCACAGCGAGCTGCGCATGCCCGACTTCAAGGTGTGCACCCGCATCTTCCGGGTGGAGAACACCGCGAAGTGGCGCCTGGGCGACACCTCGACGGTGACCTACGACGAGCGGGGCGAGTAGGTCAGTCCCGCTCCTTGCCTTCCACCGTGAGACCGGCCCTGAGCCGGTCTCTCTTTTCTTGCTGCAGCTCGATCTGGCGCTCAGCATTCTCGGAGCTGATCGCACCCTTCTGCTCCAGGCGGCGAATGCTGCGCATGCTGGCCTCGATGTCTCGGATGAGCTTGTTCTCCTGCGACTGCCGGATCTTCTCTGACAGCTCTAGGTCGATGGGCCTGGCCTTGATGCCGACGGTCTGCATGGCAGAGTAGACAAGCGACACCGGCTGACCCTGCTTGTCTACGCCGGTGTACTCGGCGATTCCCAAGTTCAAGGGCTCGCCCATCTGGTTGGCGATCACGTTCATCGCCCGCTCGAAGTGGGCGTTGCCTACCGCGACCGCTGGGGTGAACTGCTTCCACGCCCATTCGGCGCGCTTCTTTGCAGCCTCTGCTTCGGTGTCGGCCGCGGTCACGATATCCTTGCCACGGAACGTGTCCTTGTTGGCCAGCATGGCGTAGGCCGTTGTCAGGATCGGGTTGTTCGGAGTGAGCGGTGCGATCAGCGGCACGCCGCCAGCGTTGTTGACCGCGTCGAACAGGTCGCCGCCCGGGAAGATCCGGCTGACGTCCAGGAACACGGGCAGGCCTGTCGCCTCGTCCATCCCGAGGCGGATGGACTTGTAGGTCCCCAGCGTCAGGCTGGCGCCCTTCATCCACTCAGGCAGGTTCTTGCGCTCGTCGGCCTCCAGGGCCTTGGCCTTGGCCGCGAAGTCCTCGTCAGTGAAGCGCCGCTTGATCAGCTCCCACCACTCCTCGTCTTCGCCCGCCCCTGCAGCGATCGCATACATGGCCGCGTTGATCGTGTACAGCGCCGCTGCCGGGGCAGCATACCGCCAGGGGTGGGTCAGCGCCGCCTCGAACATCGCCGGGATCGCCTTGTAGGTGTAGGCAAAGAACGGCAGGGCGAAGTCGCGGATGCGCCTGGCGTTCTTCGGCAGGTCGTCGTAGGTGAAGATGAACTTCTGGGCGTAGTCGACGGACTCATCTGGAGTCAGCCCCTTGGTGCGAGCCTCGCGGTAGATCAGGTAGCGGAAGAACAGGTCCTCGGCCTCGTAGGCCTTGCCCATAGGCTTGCGCAGCCAGAACGACAGCGCGTTCCACACGCCCTCCACCGCCTGGCCCGCCTTGCTCTCGGTCTTGGCGGCCAGCACCTTGAGCTGGTCAGGCAGAAGGTCGGTCATCTCGGCCTGGGTCATGGTGCCCAGCCACAGGCCGGCGTCCTTCGCCTCCTGCAGCATCGGCGCGTTCTTCATGATGTCGCGCGTGGTGGCCACATACTTGTGAGCGTCCCAGTAGGACACGCCAGCGAAGTGCGCCATGGTCACGTTGGACATGATGTTGTTGGCGTGGCTGACCGGGTTCAGCACGGTCTTGCCCTCCTTCCACATGCTCATGCCCTTGAGGTACATCTTCAGCACCTCGCTCTGCATCGAGTCATCAAAAGCGGTCAGGTGGTCCAGCACCTCTTGGGGAACCCACATGCCGGCCAGCTTGCCGTACCGCTTGGCATAGGTGTCCTCGATGTTGGTGCGCGGCACCTGCACGAAACCAGGCTTCTCCTTCTTGCTGGCTACGGTGCTGGCGATGTTCTCGTACAGCCGGCCCAGCGAGATGTCACGCTGGCTCTTGCTGTAGCCCATGACGAACCGGAACATGGAGTCCCGAATCTCGCCCATGTCGTCGCGCTCCTGGCGGGTGTAGTCGCGCCAGACCGTGATCTCAGTGTCGGTGTCGGGGTCAAAGTCGGGGTCGCGTTCCTCCCATCCTTCGGCAAGCCAGGCCTCGAGGTCTTCAACGGGTATGGTCTGAAACAGACCCCGGCCCTTCAGGCTGGAGCCGCCGATGCCCTGCATCGTCTTCTTGCGACCAAGCAACGCCATGGTCGCCTTGGCCCATGCGTTGGCCTCGCCCCTGAGCTTGGACTCGTAGAAGCGCGGCAGGTACTTGCCGTCCCACCGGCCGGCCGCGTCCTTCGTCAGCATGCCCAGGCGCACCAGCTCCGCGGTCTGCTCGGACATGATGGCCTGCATGCTTGCCGCCAGCTCGAGCACGCGCTTGGGCGGCTTGGCGCCACGCTTGAGCTCGCCCTCGATGACGTCGCTGATCATCTCGCGCTCTTGCTGCGGCAGCTCCTGCAGTTTGGTGGCCACGTCCACCGTCAGCTCCTGGGCCTTGGAGATCTCCATCTTCATCTTCCGCATGGCCCGCGACAGGTCGGTGCTGATGGGCTTGAGAGCCATCTTGTCCAACACCAGGTTGGCCACGTCGGCCGCGTAGCGGTAGGCCTTCGCGCCGGCGCCGAAGGTGAAGTTGCCCAGGTCGTCGCGGCCGAGGAACCAGGACTGCTTGGCGCGCTTGCTGAGGCTGGGCCCTGGCTCAGTTTCAGCGCGTCGGCTGAACGCAGGAGCCTCCGCGCCCTCGATTGCATCCACACCGTTCAAGGCGAGGAAGGCCTTCATCTCGGCCATCCCCTTGATGGTGACCTCGCCTCCCGCCGTCTTGAACGTGTAGGTGCAGTTCTCAGCCATTGCCCAGCTCCTGGTCCATCATCAACATGCCCGCCTTGTCGCCGCTCACCAGGCCCAGGCGCGACATCAGGTCGCCGTACTCGCCCACGCTCTTGCGCTGGGTCTCGAGGAACTGCAGCATGAACTGCTGGGTCGTCACGCACTTGCACTCGCGATACCACTTCTCGTAGTCGCGCATGAGCTGCAGCTCGGTCTCGTAGCCCAGCTCGATGGCGTCGACGATGTCGGTGACCACCTCAGTGCAGGCCTCGAGCGCCGGCACCTTCGCGCTGGTGCCGCGGTCGTTCATGTAGTCGGCGATGAGCTGGTAGTGCTTCAGCTCGTCAGCGCTCTCGCCAGCGAAGAACTTCTGCGTGCCGAAGAACCCGACGCGCTGCATCTGGTTGGCGATGTGCTTGTACAGGTGCGAGGCGTAGAGCTCGGCGTGGACCGCTTTGTTCAGCATGTCCTCGGTGGGCTTGTCGAGCAGATTGGAGACAGGCATTGTGATACCTCACTTGCAGTTGATCTTCACCAGGCCGGCGTCGTCGAGCCGCTCCAGGATGTCCATGAACTCTTGGTCGATGCGGCGGATTGTCTCAGCCATCGGGTGCGCGTCAACCCGCTCGAGCGCACGCACGCGCCCAAGGCCGCGGGCATCTTGCAGATCGCGGAACAGGCTGGCCACTTCCTTGTCCTCAGCGCGGGCGCGCTGGCTGAATGCGGGCGCATCCTCCCAGCCCTGCGGCGACGAGCTCGGCTTGTAGTTGTCGCCGATCCAGCCCATCAGGTTGACATCGGTCTTGACCTTGCGGTCGGCGATCATCTTCTCGAGCTTGGGCCACACCCCAGGCCAAGACACGAAGTTGCCATTGAGCTTGACATCAGCCTTAGGATCTCCAGCCTTGCGCCCCGTCATCGCCTGTTTGGCCAGGCCCGGGTCCAGGTACAGCAGGTTGCCGTCGTTGATGCGCTTCATCAGCACCTGCTCGTTGGTCTTGCCGCCCGAGATCGACACGCCCTTGGCGTAGATCGACATCACCGCGCCCGTCGGGTCTGTCTTGTCCACCGACACCTTGATCGGGACGATCAGCGCGCCCTTGTCGCTGGTGATCGGCAGCACCAGCTCGAACTCGCGAGGGTTGCCGTCCTTCGACTTCAGCACCATGGCCGGGCGGTAGATGCCCTCGATGAGCTGCTTGGGCGTGATGTCGGGCAGCTCGTCCGCGTGTCCTTTTTCTGCTTTGGTCCTGACAAACACCTTCTTGACAATGCTGGTGGCGATGTCGAAATCCTGCGTGCGTGCGCCCAGCATGTTGAGCACATGGGGCAGGCGGCCGATCGTGAGCTTCGGCAACTGGCCATCCTGCTGCGCCTCGCGGATGTAGCGCTGCAGGTTGATCGAGGCGCCCTCGATCTCTCTGTTCAGCGCGCTTTGCGGCGACACCTTCGGCAGTTGGCGGTTGCTGAACATCGGCTGAGCGCGAAGCTCGCGAGCCAGATCGCCGCGGTACATGACCTTGTCGGACTGCCACACCGGGCTGCCAGCCAGGCGCTCGTAGACCTCCGGCATGCTGCGAGAGATGAGCTCCGCCCAGCGCTTGCCGGACACCTGCCCGGCCGGCAGCATCTTGTTGGCGGAGATCTTCTCGGCGTCACTCAGCACCCGCTCGCGGGCCGGCGCGACAGGCTCGCCTGCCATGCGACTGCGAGCGCCGAGCTGCTCGACGGGTACGGCGTGCCGACCCAGCAGCACCGCGTTGCCTGACGGCCCGGCGTCGCGCACCATGTAGCCGTCGAAGCCGGCGTCGATGACCGCAGACTCGAAGTCGTTGAAGGCCTCGTTGTCGCGGCGCAGACGCAGCGCGTCCTCGTCGACGTCGTACAGGTTTTGCAGATTAACGCGGTGAGCCTGGCCGCCCACGCCGGCCTCAGGATTGATGCCAGTGCCGCGATCGATGTAGAAGTAGATGCGCTGCTTCAGGCGCGGGTCTGCGCCCTGCAGGCGCGCCATCTCGGCACCGCGCAGGCCGGTGCCATACATCACGCTGTCTAGGGTCGTGCGGGGCTGGGTGCTGTAGTGGTAGGCGGCCGCGGAAGCGGCGCCCTCTCGAGGGGTGCCGTAGGAAGGGGTTACCGCTTGAACGTCTTGCGGCCCCACTCCTCGATCGCGTCCACCGCCGGCTGCATCGGATCCGCCTCGGTTGCTGAACTGGATTCGGCCGGGGTCTCCCCACTGGTACTTTTCGGCGAAGTCCTCGAAGACTCGCTGGACCCGAGGCGCGAGAACACTTCTGGCCCAGTCGAGAACATCGGATCGTCCCGCGGCACCAATCCTTTGTACGTAAGTTTGCCCATTGGGGTTTGCCTCCCAGTCGTTAGTTGGCATGTCGCCACTTGAGGCGAACACGCGCACAGATCCATCTGGCAGCACACCTTCCGCGACCTTCACGATGTCGGACTGGAGTACTGCGTTTGTGATGATACCGAAATTCACAACTCTTATGCCAGTGGGCGAGCTGATCAGCGCAAACTGGTTCTGCCAGTTGGCGTGTTTCTTCTCATCCATCCACTTGC